CGTTCAATGTACAAACGTTAATAGCCAAAGCTCAGGCAAAAATATGCCAGAGAACGCGACCAGGTGCAAAAAAACGCGTTTTTAGGGGGTAACGGTTCGCGCTTTTGCGCCCGTTTCTTTTTATCCTCACCCTCACATATATCCCTTTCCTCGCCCTCACCTCAAAAAAAAATCTATTTTCTTACTAACTTTTTACGCCTGATATTCAACCACTTAGCAAAAAAGTGATATTTTTTTTACTTTTTTTTCTTGTGATGTATTGTTTTTTCAAAAATCCTTTTTACGTTTGTATTGTTCAACAATCAAAATCAAATACCATGAACGCACAAACAGCTTTTCTACATTTTGGCGGCTCTTTTACTAGTGCTCAGCCCTGCCCTCGTTTAACTGAAGAAACCGAGGTTAAAGTTAACGCCCTCGAATGGCAAAAAAGAGGGTTGATGTACACTGCAACCGGTTACGGTCGGCGAATCCCCACCTCTTATATGGTTAAACATAATAACCGGTGGAAGCGCGTGTATTGTTGCGTATATTCCAACTCAGGTGTTTTATATATTGAAGAGAACCGCAAACCTGTAGCAACTGTAGATATTTATTAATCCTTTCGGCGCCGGCGTAAAATCCGGCGCTTTTAATCCTTAACCCTTAACCCTTTACACCATGTACATCATCTTAAATTTACCCAAAGGCTCCGCCTACTCGCACCTTAACCGTCACACCTTTAAGGTAAAAGAAACGCTTAGCACTTTTGTAGCTGTTGACGTTGACGGCGCAACCGTTGACTTTTACCCAAAAGAGGTCGTTGTGGTTGACTTTCTCAAAGAAATCCAAGCCGCATACGACGCTCAAAATTATTTTAAATTGAAATTTAGCCGTCATACGGAATATGATGGTAAAAAATTCAGATTCCTTCAAAAGTATGCCGAACTTAATGAAGTTGCGTACAGTTTAGAGTATAATTGCCCTATTTAATTGCTAAATCAATCCCAGAGGGGCGCGGCTCTGTCAACGCGCAACGTTTAACCCTTTTAACCCTTTTACCATGCTTTTAATCCTTTTGTCTTTCCTTAACCGCAAAGTTCAGCAGGCGGCTTATATTCTTTCCTTTATTTGCACCCTAGGTTTTTTCCTCCAGGTACTTTATTGGGCAGTAGTTAAAAACGATTTCTTCCTGCTCTTTATGAGTTCTCTGCTTGCTTTACTTTGTATTATTTTCGCGGCGAGTTTAGGGAGTATCCTTCGGCGCGATTGATTAATCCGATAACTTTTGAATCATTAACCCTTAATCCTTTATATCATGTTTACCAACTTTCACAAAAACATCATGGGTACCGTTTCTTTTGACTTGAAACTCCCAAAATGGCGCAAACCTCAAGACTTCATTGTTTACCCAATGAGCGAAGCGACAAAAAAAGTTTATTTACAATCTGACAAACGGTGGATTGAACTCGACCTTGAAACGGGCGCCGCCGAAATGACAAACGGCAAAGGAGGACACCCGAATTCCTGGCTTTTAATGTTGCAAAAATCCAGAGGACTGCATGAAACATTTACCGTTTCCGCTGTTGACTTGCAAGCCCTAAAAATGCACATCTTTACAACGGCAGGCGCTTCTGTTGGTAGCTCGTTTGTGTTATCCGATAACTCTGGAGCTTTTAATATTATTTAATCCCTTCCGCGCCGGCGTCAAAACCGGCGCTCTTAATCTTAAACCATTAAACCATTAAACCATGACCAAACAAGAAACAATCATTCACAACTTCGCAAAGATTAAAGGCGGCGAAGTGTTTAAGTACGGAAAATCATCATTTGTACTCTATGAGCTATGTGCAGCCGAATGGACGCACAACACAAAAAGGCCATCCAGTCATTACCGCTTTAAGACAGAAGAGCAACGCGCCCAATGGATTGAACAACAGAAAGCATACATCGATAAGCAAACTGAGGTTGCGCAAAGATATGAGGCGCAAAGGAACAAGGACATGGAAGATATCAAAGAGGGTGCAATCCTTTACGACTCTTGGGGCTGGGAACAAACAAACATTGACTTTTACAAAGTTATTAAGCGCTCTGGAGTATCTGTGACGCTTTTACCTATTGGCTCCCATGTAGAGCAATCTGGATTCATGAGCGGCAACGCCTCGCCAGACGAATCTAATGTAGTTGGTGACCCTATTGTGCGAAGAGCGGGAAAGTTTGGGGTGCGGATTGCTTCGCATAGGGGTACATTAACCCTTTATGACGGACGGCCAAAAGGCTGTTCTTGGTACGCTTGATTCCTTTCGGCGCCGGCCTAAAAACCGGCGCTTTATTCAACCTTTTAACCCTTTAATCCTTTAACCCTTTAATCCTTTACCTATGAGCATTTTAATTGAAACCTACTCGGAGAAAGCCATTAAAATCTATGGCGACACCAAACCCCTAAAAGATACGCTGCGAAGCCTAGGGGCAAAGTATAACCCCTACTTAAAGGGCGGGCCGGGCTGGATTGCTTCAGCAAAAAAGCGCGAGACCTTTGAGGCAATTATCTACTCCGCACCCACCTCCGCACCTGTTACCCTCGCAACAGTTACAATGGAAGCGCTAAGCCATGACGCGCCTAAGGTAGTGGTCCAGGAAGCGCCGGCTATACCATCAACGCCACCAACCCCGCCACGTTCTAAGCGCTCCGCAAAGTTTGGAATTAAGGACTTGTTCAGGATTTTACCGATAAGCAAGGCGGTACACTATGCAATCCTGGAGGGTAACGTGCTAAGCTATTTCTCAAAGATAGGGCCGGTGCACTACGAAATTGACGCCACCTTTGACAAAGTAAGCATCGACGCCTCATTTATCAAAGATAATGGCATACCGGTAAGCATAGAGGACGGCACCGCCACCTTTGAGAACGGCATGAAGGCAGGCGCAACGCCCACCGACAGCGACTTTAATATCCCAAAGGAAGGCGAGCTACTTATCACCTCCGGCGCGCTTAGCGCCTTCGACACCCTCAAAACGTTCCTAGGAAAGGATGAGCTAAGACCGGTAATGACCGGCGCGTACTTTACTAAGGGTAAGATATGCGCCACCGACGCCCACCGTTTACGCGTCCTAGAGGCACAATTTGAGAGCGAAGGGGTGATTCTATCAAAGGCAGCGCTTGAGCTTCTTAAATACTCCCAAATCAAAGGATATGACAGGTACGCCACCTTTGAGGATATTGGGGTTACTTTGGGAGAGCAGTGGTTAATTGATGGAAGGTATCCAGACTTTAATGCAGTTATTCCAAATCCAGATAGCGCCACCTCGACCTTGACCTTCAGCAAAAAGGCGCTTCTACCTTTGCTAGAAAATGCCCTTAAAGCTGCGCACAAAGATACAAAGCTAGTGGTATTAACCTGCGATGGCGAAGGACTGAATGTAAGCGCCTCCGACCTTGACAGAGGCACGAACTTTGCCGCCACCGCACCCGCCTCCGGAAGTATTAAGATAGGGTATAACGCTGCGCAACTTATCGACGTGCTAAAGAGTATTGAGGCGGACGAGGTTACGATTCACTACTTTGGTGAGTCTAGGCCTTCGCTCTTTAACCTTACATCTTTGTTAATGCCTGTAATGATTGAGGCGTAATTTAATAACCTTCGGCGCCGGTGAAATATCCGGCGCTCTTTTTCAAACCTTAAATAAATAACCATGAAGAACTATATTATTAAAACCTACATCGAGCTTATCCCCACCACCGAAATAGGGCCGGACGGTATGTTTATTGAAAAACCGGTTCACAAAAAAGCCCTTTGCGACCTTGAAGGAACAATAATAAAGGACGACATTAAAACCTCTATTCCTGATGGACTTTACAGAGACCAACCCTCAATTCAAAAAATAATTAACTCTTGAAACCATGACACCTGAACTATCAATTAAAAAAACTAAGACCGACTTTCCAAAGGTCAAAATAACCACGAGCAAAGCAGCAGAAGAATTTATCCGGCAGTTTTACTCCGATGATATTGGAATCTACGAAAGCTTTTTTATCCTACTCCTAAACCGAGGGGGATATACCACCGCCTTCGCAAAGATAAGCCAAGGCGGAACGGCGGGAACGGTTGTGGACGTGAAGATTATTGCTAAGTACATAGCGGACACGCTCGCACATGGTATTATCTTAGCACACAATCACCCCAGCGGGAACACCACACCCTCACCCCAAGATAAGCAAATGACTGAGCGCATTAAGGACGTGGCTAAGATATTTGAAACGAACGTCCTGGACCACATCATTCTAACCGAGGAGAGTTATTACTCCTTTGCAGATAATTTTAACCTTTAATCCCTTAACACCATGACACGAACTATTAAATTAACAGAAGAACAATTTGCTTTATTGCAACAGGCTTTAGGCATTGCAGAGCGTCAATTCTCAACCCTGCATAAGCAGATAATTGAAACGACCGTAAACGTGCGGAAGTTTACAAGGCCGGAGCAAACTAAAATAGCAAACTACTACCACGTGAAAGCCTGCGAGTTTGCAGACCTGAACATTGATTTAAGCAACCTCAACCTTGATGTATAACCTTCGGCGCCGGTACCCATTCCGGCGCTTTATTCAAACCTTAAATTAACCCTTAACCCTATGAACGAACTGCAATCACTCCAGAACGCCGCCGATAAATGCGGCCTAGTGGTACACGAATGGTATCACAACGATAGGCGGAAAAAGATTAAACACTACTTCGCAACGAAGGACGGAATTAGCATAAGCCCCTCCCTAGGCTACGAGCAACTTAACTTTTTCCTCCTCGGATATATTAGAGCCGCCGAACACCTGAACACCCTCTAAAATCAACCCTTTTGCAGATTTGGTAGAATAATATGATACAGCCCATGAAACCTTTACTCCTTTACTACGTGTACGCTCATAGTAGCTACCACACACACACCATTTACAAAGGCACCAACCTAAGCCAGGCAACGCTTGAATTTAACAGCGTAAACCTTGAGGACTTTTCCGATGACTTCGGAGGGTTTGCAACCCTAGAGCAGGAAGAGTACATAGGTGAACCCGCTGAGGACTTTGAGCTTTATTTTGATGACGAGGCCACCTTTAAGCCTATCGGGAATATTGAAGTGCTGCACAGCAGAACCATTTCCCCCGCAAATGAGCAAAGCGACACCCTCCTGATGGACGTTTCGATTTACTTCTCCGACCTTTACGGAGGTATTAAGTACCACACCTTAGAACTGGAGGATAAATTCGTTCAGCTCCGCCTCGCCGACCATTCGGAGAACTTACTGAACATAGATAGGTATGGCTCCCACGATTATTATTTAAGCGTAGTGATTGCAGATAAAAACTACACCTCACCTCAGCACCTTGACCGGCACTCCAACGAGAAGGAAATTTACTTTACCTCCGAGGATTCCTTTCAACACGTAATTGAAACCATTAACCAAACCCTTAAACAATTCAATCATGAAAATTGAAATTAGCACCACCTATTTCCTGTTTGGCTTGGAAGCAGTAGAACAATACCGCTCAGGCAAACCGGTTACCACTTCAATAGGCAACGTGTACGCCTTTGTGAACGGCGTAACACCCCCCTCTAAGCTCTTGGAATCCTTTGATGGGTACCACGATTTCACCGAAATAAGCAGAGAGGATTACCACGCTCTAAAACCTTTATTCTCAAACCCTTAACACGTTTAGTAGATGAATATGATACTGGCACTCTTATTACTCCTTTGGATTATCGCTTTTATTATTGTTTTATACCTATTGGTAAACGATAAACCTTCCCTTACCTTTACCAAGAATCAAATAAAGGTAGCGCGGGAAAGATATAAGCGCCGAAGGGAAAATACTGAGAACTTTGTTAACCATTACTTTGAACTATGATAAAGATACAATCAACCGTAAACGCTAACCCCGCAAAGGACTTCAACGACTTTGCTTCAAATCTGTTAAACAATGAACTTACCACACAGAACCTTAATTCACTTCGAGGAGGACTCGAAGCAAGCAACTTACAGAATAATCTTCGCCGGCTCCGGCCCGGACAGCAACCTCTTCTTGATACGACTCCTCGCATCGAGGGGGATTGTGAGGAGTGGCCAGGATTGGATACTGCCAGACGATACCACCACGGACTTAATCGACCTGCAAGCGGGGAAGATACATTTACCAACCCTTAACGTTAACAGGTATGCGCGTAAAGATGTTCGGCAAATGGGCTTCGGGCCTGATGCGTTTAAGGCCTTTCTGGAAGGCAAAGATGTTTATCTTAGGATTAATAAAACGTCCGGCGAGTCTGCTGTTATTATTAGCTCTCGTCCTGCTTAAAGTTTACATTGTAGCAATTATATTACTATGGCCGATACTAGCAACGATAGAAGCCGAGGATGGCGACAGAATAAACTCGATAAACAGCCTCTAAAGTTCAACGCCTTGATAAGCGCGGAAGCACACCTCCAGTTCTTGGAGAATAACATTCGCATTATCATGCTCGCTAAGGGCTTAACTCCTGACCTGCTTACTAGACACCTTCGGCGCCATAAGATAGGCGCAAATAGGTACGTCCTAAAGCCAAGAAAAGGATATTACCCAAGGATTGAACTCGCAGAGCTTATAGTTATTGCTTGGTACCTGAAAGTACCCCTCGCTGACCTCATGTTTAAGGACTTGACTAAAGGCATAGAGGATTCGATAGCGCTTACCAAGAAAATAAACTCTAAGAAAACTGCGGATAAGATGCTGAGAAACAATAAGTTAAGTACAAAAGACACTTATTAGAGTGTTAAGGTCAATACTAAATAAGGGTTAGTTAATTATCCGCCTTGAAACATAGGCGGGTAATTTTCTTAAACTATTTGGTAATTGACAAAAAATAAATACCTTTGATTCAAACCTTTAATTTTTACACAAATGGCAAAAGACAAAAACAGAGAGCGTCAAATGGGCGAGCGCCTGGAGGTAGGCGATGTAGTTTCTATCTCAGCGTGGAGCGGAGAAATGAAGATTACAATAGCCGAAACAGACGACACCACAGCGAGTAAAGGGGGCTTTATATTCCCCAGAGAGTATGGTAGGGGGTTTAAAGCTATCAACCCAATCATAGATGGCGCAACGTACAAAGTATGGGAACGCTTACCATAACCGTAAACGGCAGAACCTTCGAGGATGATTTCGATTCCTTGGATGAGTTAAACGGATTCTACCTCGCTGCGAGGGTACTCCTTGAAAAGTTTGAAGGGGAGCGCGTTTCGATTCAGTACAAGGTAGAGTATAACGGCGACACGTTTGGCCACACAGACAATAGCCAAAAGAAAAACCTGCCGGTTCTCATCCCGATACAAGTTTCTATTTACCGAATGAGATTAAGACGATTAACCAAATAACCTTTAACCATGACATTTAAAAAACTTTTAATCAAATTAGACGCTTGCGAAGAAGCAAGAGAATGGGCAAGAGATATGCCTATCGAAGAAATAGTTTCAACCTGCCACCGAGGAGATTGGTTGCTGTGGCTTGCCAAAAAAGTTGATGTAGATTTACGCCTTCGCACGTTGGCGAAAGGGCATTGTGCAAACACAGTTAGGCACTTAATGAAAGACGAGCGAAGTATAAAAGCTGTTGATGTGGCTATTGCGTTTGGTGAAGGCAAAGCTACTCGTGAAGAGTTAGATGCTGCTGCTTATGCTGCTGTTGCTGCTGTTGCTGCTGCTGCTGGTGCTGCCGCTGCTGCTTATGCTGCTGCTGGTGCTGCTTATGCTGCTGTTGCCGCCAACCGCCAACAAGCAGCCGACATCTGCCGAAAGTATATCGGTGAAGCCTTAATCGAAAAAGTAAATCAATTACTATGACAGAAAGTGGAATGCCAATAGGCAGAAATTTAGAAGCAATACGCAAGGCTCGTGGGCTTACCCTCAAAGAGCTTGACTATTCCTCCGGCCCGCGCATCGAAAAGGGCAAGGACGTAACAGTAAACCTCATATCCCGATACATGAAGGCTATGGGCGTAGGTGTAGAGTTTAAGATTAAGTTCCGAGGCTCCTACACACCAAGCACCGACAACCCTTTCCTGGAAGTTATCCGCTACGCTATGGTGGCGAAGAAGGTAAAGGTTGCCCAGATTGCGAACCTCGCCGATATGTCCTACGACAAACTCTTCCGTATTCATGGAGGGTATCGCCCTATGCGAATCAAAGATTGTGAACGCATTTTTAAGCTATTAGGAATAACAACGAAGTTTATATGAAGTTAGTAGTAGAGAAGAACGTTTTGAAGGCTGTAATGCCTATGAATTTGTTTCGTAAGGTGGAGGTGAGTAGTCCTGCCACTATGCTTAGTGCCTTTGGGCCGATTATGGTACTCGTTTATCAGAATTTAGAGGAGGTGTTCGGCGCGATACCCCATTCCGGAGAGTTGCAGTACGCAAAGAACAAAGTAAACGACCTGCGTACTATGTACTGCCCGAAAAATTACATTTGGCAAGACTACTACGCAGAAATGAAACAGGCAATCATAGACTACCACCTCACCCTCAACGCTCAGTACAAACCAAACAAGTACTTGGAAGAAAATTTTAGAAACATCTACGCCTTATTTGAACTCCATGAATCACTACAAGACAAGTAACGGAAGGGTATCGAAGAACATCATTGATGCGAAGGTAAAGGAAGCGAAACAAGCCTTAGTAGATAGCGTTGAGCATTACTGCCACGCTACCGGAAGGACGGATGAACGCTTAGACTGTTCCCACATCATAAGCGTAAAGAGGTGCCAGGAGATGGGTAAGAGTGAACTTGCTTGGGACGTGAATAACTTGCAACTTGAAGGGCGCACCGCCCACCATCATTGGGAAAGTTGGGAAGCTTACGTTGAGGAAATAAGGAAGCACGATAATTTAATAACAAAGTTAGAATACATTAAGAAACACGACCCGGAAGGATATGCCAGATTCAATAGATATTTCGAAATTGAGTAAGATGGAGCTTATAGCACTAGGCTTAGATATTCAGCATAGGATTCGGCAGTTAGATGCTGCTCAGAACTCTGTTGACCATATCCTGCTGTACTATGGGGTGACGCTAGAAGAAGTACGCTCTTCGAGTAGGCTTGCGAATTGTGTTTCGGCGCGGTTGGTGATTGTGGCATACTTAACGAAGTTGGGTGTTGCCGACAAGGTAATCTGGCCGTTTGTTGGAAGGGATAGGACGATGCTCTACCACTACCGCCGAATAATCGAAGGCGCCGAAAAGTATAATAAGGAATTGTTTAGCGACATTCAAAAACTGATATGACAATCTACGCTACGATACGAAACGGTATGATTATAGTCGATGAAGACTTTAAGAAATTCCTCCCCAAGATGAACGGAAGGGTAGTAATCACCACCGCAAATAGGGGGAAGGAAGCGATATACGCATACTACCACGCTGTAGTGTTAGAAGTGTGTATTGCAATGCTTAGAGATATGGGTGAGGCGTGTGATGAAAGTTATGCTGATGATTTTTTGAAGTTTATGTTTGCCAAGCGGAACGTTCACAACCCACTAACCGGTGAGGAAACTGCTGTGCTTATGACCAAGAGGGAAATGAGTTATGGCCGGCTTACCACGTTTGTAGGGGATTGCGTTTTGTATCTAGAGCAAATGGGATATGAAGTACCAACAAGTGATGAATATAAAAACCAGTTAAAATGAAGAAGTTAGTTACCATTGGCACAAAAATAATCAAGGGATTATTATGCATAGGCGTATTTTTCTTGGGTGCAAAGATTTGTTTTATCCCCTTATCGTTAGGGGCACTTGTTTACTTTTTAATACTGTTCGAGAAATGAAAAAGTTAGTTTACATAGGCGCTACGTGGTGTGGCCCCTGCAAATTATTAAAGCCTGTACTTGCAGAGCTTGAAGATGTGGAAGTGGAGATGCTTACCCTAGACGAGGGAAGCGCCGAAGAGCAAAATAAGAAACAAGAGTATGCTTTGAGTTCCGGAGCGCGTTCTATACCTTACCTCATTTACTTTGTAGATGGGGAGCAAGTAAACACTAGCGTAGGGGTTCTGAATAAGGCGCAAATCATGTCAAATTTTGTAACAAATAATGTCAAAAAAAGTTAAACGATGATACCTATTGTGTTAATAATACTTGTGATTATCTACCTTTACTACGACACGAAGGCGGATATGGGCGATAGGTTAGAGTTAATCGACTACGCCATTATCTTAGGTGCTTTGTGCATTGGCCTGGGGATTATCCTTGGCTCTTTACTTGTAAACATTATACCTTGAATATGACACACAACATTATCAAAACAGAAAACTATCTGCTGGTGGTAGATGATTCTAAGATTAAACAAAACGATTTTTTTTATGGAGTTGCCGATGGAAGCATAAAACCTTTTATCGAAATTGCTGATGAGCATACGGTTGAAATAGTTACTTGGCAATTAAATGTAATCGGTAAATCTCCAAATAAAAAAATAGCGGCCCACCTACCGCTAAACAACGCTCCCATTCTTGAAGGTGTGCCACTTTTGCCACCGCTTGAAGATGAGGTTGAGAGGTTGGTTAAAGAGCATTGGGAAAAAGATAAAGAATTAAACAACCCATCATCATTTAAATCAGGCTACAAAAAAGCCAAAGAGAAGTATAAGTACACAGAGGAGGATATGACAAGAGCATTTAATATTGGAATTAACAGTCAATTTGAATCAACAGAATTGAAATTGAATAAGGATGAATCTTTTGATAGACATTCAAAAAATTTATTAAAACTTATCCAATCCCTCCAACAACCAAAGATGCCTGCAAAGAGGCCTGTTGCGTTTGAGTGTGAGATGGAAAACAAGATTGCTATTGATGGTCATACAGTAATAGGTAGTGAGCCTAAAACAACCACCAACCCCCAAGGCCAAACCGTTTGGGTAGGCAAATACATTTACTAATATGCTAACCAACAAGTACAACCTCCCAGAGGTAATTGTAAAGGCTGCGAGCCAAGACCACTATGTAGCCTCAGGCGACATAAGTGTTACCTCCCTCATTGATAGTCCAAAGATACGCGTCTATAAGCGTATGTATCGCGGTAAGATAGAGAAAGACGTTTCCGAAATGCTTATGGCCATTGAGGGTACTGCCCTCCATCATATCTTAGAGCTTGCCGATGTGTATAACGCAGACGCAAAGAAGATGTATCGTGCTTATGAGACCTTAGATAATGTTATTGCAGACCTTAACGCTAAGAAGGATAGGGAAAACTATAAGAAGGCGATTCAGGTAAAGGAAATGCTGGGGGATATATTGGCTTCGGCGTTTCCGCACTTCCGGAAATACGTTATGACCGAAGAGATAATGCACGTGGATATTAAAGGGTGGATGCTCAAAGGCCAATTCGACCGCCTAGAAATCGACAAGCGTAAACTAATCGACTTCAAGAAAGTGTCGGTATGGTCATACGCTAACAAGTACGAATCCGAGCAGCATAACCTCCAACAGAATATCTACCGGTGGATGATAAAAAAGACCTTCGACATAGACGTGGCGCAATCCGTTCTTATCCGGTGGTATAGAGATTGGCAGAAGAGCAAGGCAGCGACTATGCCCTCTTCCTCCTACCCTCCGCAGCGTGTCCAGGAGGCAGAAGTACCCCTAATGAGTTATCGTGAGATTGAGGAGTACGTGAGTGAGCGTATCGACTTGCACCAAAGGGTAGAGCGTGAAGGGCCGGAATCGTACCAATGCACCCCTCAGGAGAAGTGGCAAGGGGCGAGTGAGTGGAAGGTGTATAATGCCGACCCAGAGAAGCAGAAACGCGCTCTAACCTCTCCCTTTTATCGTGAGAACGATGCGTTGAAGTGGCAGTTAGAGAATGAACACAAGTACCCCCTAGGCGTGATAGTAAAAAAGGTAGAGGGGGAGAATCGTAGGTGTTTAGAGTATTGTGAATTTAGAAACTTTTGTAAGCAGTACCATGAAGAAAATAATGCTTGATGATTTTTGTCATTTGAGTATAGATACTCTTGACAATGTAGTTGTTAAAAAAAGTGAAAAGGGCTTTGATATTTCGGTGAATACGAAGGCGCCGAAGAAAATAAGCCTTACATTTGGGCAGTATTACGCGATAAAGAAAGCAATCAAACACCTAATGAAATGAAATACTATTTTAGCAGAAACTCGTTTTATTTTTTACCCAGCGTGAAGCTTTATTATATGTTTCGGCGCGGTAGGGTAATGCACCTAGAACTCCAAGTGTCTTGGTTGTTCGTATCGCTTTATTTCCCATTTATTAACTGGAAGGTAAGATTTTAGGTTATGAACACAAACTATGAAAAGGACTTTGTGCCTAAAAAACAAGCGTTAGCCCTAAAAAAACTTGGGTTTGATGAACCTTGTCTAATGGCGTATTTGGGTAAAGAGAAAGAACCTTATCTAAAGTGTGATATACATAATATGTGGCATTTACAAGCAAAGGATGTCTTAAATCCACTTAAAACACCAACCTTTTCCCAAGCGTTCAGATGGTTTAGGGAGAAGTATAACATTGATGCTTGGGTTCAGCCATTTACTTTACAAAAAAGTAATGGGGATTTATATTTGCCCGATGAAACCTATTCGTATTTTATTTTTAAAGATGGTGTTTGGGTAGGCGATGGGGTAAATTTTTTAGAACCCGAAGAAGCAGAACTTGAGTGCCTAAAAAAACTAATCGAAATCGTTAAACAACAACTATGAGCAACAATCAACAAACGGTAGTGCATTGGCTTCAAGAAGCGTTAGAAGGCACAATACTAACGCAAGACCAAACCATGCAAGTAATTGGCTTGTTTATGCAAGCAGATGAAATGTTTAAGGAGCAGATAATCGACACCTTCGTAGAGGGTATGCGCTGCCAGAACTTCGACCCAAACAAAGGGCGCGCGGAGATATACTACAACGAAACCTTTAACCAATAAACCATGTACGCAGAAGAACAAAATTATCAAGCCGAATACGAAGCACAGGCGCAATACGAGGCGCAGGCGCAATACGAGGATGAATTAAATGCACAAGGGCAATACGAGGCTGAAAACGAAATAGAAAAAGAAATCAGAGAAAAAGCCATTAAAATTCTAACCGAATATTATGGATTAGCACCTGACAATTCTTGCGAGGCCGACAATCTTATAGCATTAGTAATTTTTACACTTCAATTCAAATAACCAATGAAACTACAATCAGCTCACATCAAGAACTACAAGAACATCAGCGAAGCGGTTATCCGCGTAGATGGTAAGTCGTTCATTGTTACCGCGCCCAATGGTGCCGGTAAGACATCAACTATTCAAGCCTTCCTTTCCACCCTCTCCGGCCAAGGGCATCCCACAGAGATAATCAAGAAAGGGGAATCTCTGGCCGAGGTAATCGTGGAAGTGGTAGATGCAGACGATACCTACAAGGTACGTGCCCTATGGTCGAACAACACCGGAAAGGTTGAAGGTAACATCACCGTACACAACTCACAAGGCCAGAAGCTAGGTATAAAAGCGTTTCGGCAGATGCTTGGCACTATCTCCTTTGACGTGGTAGAAAACTTCCTTAGACGCAAGAAAAACGAGCAAATTGAGTTACTTAAAACACTCTCCGGTAAGAAGCGTGAGCTTGATATGTTAGACGTAGAGCGCAAGAGGGTGTACGAAGAACGTACTGAGGTTAATCGCCAGGTTGTTACCTATGAGGGTAAGCTCAAAGGTCAGGAGTTGGGGGAGATGCTTTCGCCGATTGATACCTCTGCAATCTATGATAAGATGAATGGCTTGTCGGAAGAGATTGAGTTATACTCTAAGGCAGAACGTGGAGTGCAGGAACGGATTGATAAGATGAATGATAATGCTTCGGCGATTGAGGGTTACCGGAAAAAGATTGAGCAGCTTGAAGCGGAAAACATATCCCTTGCCAAAGAAATCGAAAAAGGCAAAGCGTGGTTGAAAGGTAGGGAGAAGCCTGCCCTAGACCAATACTCCGAGCAGCTTAAAAACGCCGAAGAGCATAACGCAAAGTACCGCACACAACAAGCCCTTATCGAAGAGCATAAAGCCCTACAATCCCTCAAAAAGAATAGCAAGGCGCTCACCGAGAAGCTCCAAGACATAGACAGGGAAAAGGCAGAGATACTCTCTAACTCCCAGTTACCGGTAGAAGGCTTATCGTTTGACGATGATGGTGTGTACCTAGACGGCCTACCATTTGAGGAAGGGCAGATAAACACCGCGAAGATATACGAGGTAGGCTTCCATATCTTCCGCGCTTTAGGTTCAAACTTCAGGGTAATGAAACTCGACATGAACGCTATGGATAAAGATACCTTCGAGCGCATAATGGATTTGGCCGGAGACGACATTCAAATTATCTTTGAGCGTGTAGGTTGGGACGTGGAAGAGGGCGTAGAAATTAAATTCACAGAAGAACTACTATGATTAAGATTATAATCGAGAAGCGCACCGACTTCGCAGATGATACCTACGTTTACACTGCGATGGGCAAGGTGTCCTACTCCACCACCCCCCAAGGGCAGCACGAGTTTAACACTTTAGTAAGGGGTTGTAGCGACTGCCTGATTGTTACCTCCTGCGGATATGTTCACTTCGATGGCTATGGCACGATTGAAACGTATGGCGAGGTAGTTGTAGATACAGACAATACTTCCTTCGCTGAGGTGTATTGCCGAGGGTTAGACGTAGTGTTTGTACGTGAAGGGGGTAAGTGGTTGGCAGATGGTTCTTCCGAGGCTTCCGACATTATGTACTCCGTATTCCAAGACGCTATTGATACTATGCTAGAGAAAAAGTGGGAGATTAAAGAACTACATAAAAGGCTCGCTAATATCTTTGAATGTTACAATCAATTTGATACCTTCCTAAGAGCGAACAGATGATTTATTTGAAGGATAATGGAGACCTGTACTTACAGTATAGGGAGGGGGAGTATTACGCTGAGTTGTATGGCTTGCGGAGGGTGGAGATAAAGGGTAGGAACTATTGGAAGGGGAATCTTTCGGCGCTTCGCAAAGAGGCGGTAAAGAATCTCCTAGACGATAGAGGCTTAAACTGGAAATCTCCCGAAGGAATCAAAATCGCCGAACAGCTAAAGACGATGTACGCAAAACTGTACAAGTATTTCGGGAACAAGTTACACTCTATGTTTGACCTAAACGGAAGGAAGCTAAGGCACCACCAGATAGATACTTTAATGTTTGCTTGCACCAACAAATACGCTTTAGCTGCCCTCGACCAAGGTACTGGTAAGACTATCACTACCATAATGAAAAGTAGGTACAAGAACTTATACCCTACATTAATTGTTTGTGAAGCATCGGCGAAGGACAACTGGGTAACGAGCTTGTCTGAGCAGTGGGGGTTTAACTCCTTCGAGTTTACCGTAGTGTACTCTCAGCGCCGGCACTTTATCCAGGCGCTAAACGAGAAGTTTATCATCATCAATTATGACTTACTACACCGGAGCGTAGATTACCTAATTTCAAAGGGCATAAAGCACATTATCCTAGATGAGTGCCAAAGGGTAAAGAGTACCAAGACGCAAAGGTACAAGGCGGTACGCAAGATTGTAAAGGCGCTTCCTGACGCACACATCACCTTTGCATCGGGAACGCCGAACACCAACAGGGCGGATGACTTTTTCGCTTACCTTAAACTCGCAAACCACCCACTAGGAAACAACAAGTTAAAGTTTGACTTGAAGTTCTTAGAGAAGGAAGGGTTTAAGGTAAAGGGTGCTAAGAACATTCCAATACTCAGGAGGGAAATGGCAAACTTCATGGTAAGGTATCGGTTAGAGGATTGTTGGGATATGCCCAAGAAAAACTATATCTTATACTCAGTGAAGGGTGATGGTGAGTGGTTGGAAGAATACGAAAGGGAAATAAAGCGTATTTGTGAAGAAGAAGTAAGAACTAGGCAGCAGTTAGAAAACAACATACATTCGCTTAATCGCATTATTTCTTTGGCGAAGGTGTCTATCATTAAGGAAACAATAGATAACCTAATAGAGGCTGGTAAAAAGGCGGTAGTGTTTGGTTCTTATACTGCCCCTTTGCAAGAAGTGTATAAGTTATATCCTTCGGCGGCTTATATTGATGGGAGCGTAGGAACTGAAAAGCGTGGGGATATTATTCGGCGCTTCCGCAATGACGAAAGGTGCAAGGTGTTCATCGGCAATATGCGTGCCGCAGGTACCTCAATCGAACTGCAAAACGCATCGGACGTACTCTTTTTGAATTGGGCGTTTGTGCCTACCGACTTCGCCCAAGCAGTAAGTAGGGTGTATCGCGCCGGCCAAGAAAAACCAGTGAACATATACACAATCCTGGTGAAAGATACCATTGATGAACATATCTGGAAACTTATGGGAAATAAGATGGAAGATATTGATAAAATTATTGACGGTAAGCCATATAATATGAAAAAAGAAGATATTTTTGAATCCATTTACAAATACATACGACATGAAGATTAACAGAACGCAACTGAAAAACGCCTTGGCGGTAGTATCGCCAGTAGCAAAAGCAAAGAGTACCGCCCCAGCAACTTCGTGGGTGAGGGTAACAGATACCTTTATGGCCTGCGCAGGGTTGGAAGCTTCGATTAAAGTAAAGATTGATGCGATTGGAGATACCTTCGCCAATGACTTTTACGTTTCATTCTTTGACCTTGAAACAATCGCAAATAAGGGAAACGCCGAAGAGATTGAACTGAATTGCGCTGACGTGCTTTACTTCAAAAGCGGTAGAGGTAAGGGGCAAGTACCTTTGCAAGATGGTAACTCTGCCCTTAGCTTCGACTATGAGCTTGCAGAACCGCTATTCTCTGAGCCGGTGAGGGACTTAGTATCTCACCTTTCCCTTGCTGGTAGGTTTGCCGGAAACGATGACCTTCGCCCACAGATGAGCCAAGTAAATCTACAACTCAAAAAGGATAAGGTGTACTGCTATTCCACAAACGCATATAGCGTGTATTTAAGCGATGTTAAGGACATTAGCTACGAGGAAGCCACAGATGGCAAGATAGTGTCTATAACCCCTCGCTACATACCTATTATCGCAGGTATGAGTGGGTTAGTGAATGTAGGTAACCATACTAAGGCCGGTTGGCAGCAGTTCAACGATGATTCTATTTCGCTATTTGTTCGTACTGCGGATAATCCTATGCGGTTAGAAACTATTGAAAGTGTGGTTATCAAGAACTATGCTACGGAGTGTGATATTGATTTGGTAGAGTTCTTCGGCGCCGTTGAGCGTTGCCTATCTTTTTCTAATCGCGCTACCTCGTTAATCAAGATTGGTAAGGGGAAAATGGCTGCGGAAGATATTGACTTCGGTAAGAATTATGATGAGGAACTTCCCGGACTACTCGAAAGCGCCGAAGTGGGACTAAACGGAAAGCAACTACTCCAAGCGGTAGGCATGAATGGCACCGCAAGGCTAGGGTTTGAAGCACCTAACCGAGTGGTTGGAATAACCAAAGACAATGTTCGTTTATACTTTATGCCTGTATTGATATAATGTACTGCACAATACTCAAAGACAACTACCAACTAGAAGGAGAAGATAGGCATATTAAGTCTATCATCTCCTACGTGAAGGGGGATATAATGAAGGAGCGTATCTTAGCAATCAAGAAAATGAAAAAGGAAGAGGCAGATAAGGCTAAGATGTTACTCCCTGCGTTCTTTCCTTCGGGCGTGTTTAGAGGTGGGAAAAAGGCTGAGAACTTAGTAAAGCATTCCGGAATCATACACTTAGACATTGATGGAAAACAAAGGGCAGAAAGGGTACTATCCTACCTTGACACAACACACGTTTTATTTCTATTCCGCTCCCCAAGGGGAGGAGTTAAGATTGGCTTTAGAGTTACTCCGCCACAAGACAACCGACACCACAAGTGGGCGTGGGAGTGCTTGGATAAAGACTTCGCATTCGGACTTTCAGATGCCGCCGGAAAGCCAGTAAACAAGCAGTGTAATCTTTCCTACGACCCTGAGGCATACCTTAACTTAGAAGCTAAGGTATTCACCCCTCCCACTATGCCCGAAGAACGTCCTATCTACTTTAATCCTATGGAGGTGAGGGGTATAGACGATGCGCTTAGGATTGCTGAGCGGGCGGTGCAGAATACGGGTATAACCTTTCGGCCTGGCCAAAGGAACCTATACGTTTTTAAGATATGCTGTATCTTAAATAGAATGGGTGTAGAACAGAATATCGCAGACAGATTACTTGCGGGTAGGTTTGAAGGTAGAAAGTTTGACGGAAAGGAAATAAACATTACCTTGCGTGGTGTATATGAAAGGTATCGTAATGAATTTGGTTCTCGACCTATAAAATCAAGTAAAAGCGGATTGTTATGAAACACTGCCCAATATGCTCCGGCGCTTTAATCAAGCCCGAAAGAACACCTGAGAAGGTGTATAAATGCAAAGAATGTAAAACACAAATCTTTATACTGATTGTCAAGAAGTGAGTACCGAGAAAAATATCCATAAAGCCTTCGCCTACTACCTAAAAGCGAAATACCCAAACGTAGTATTCACTTCCGAGAGTAGTGGCGTGAGGGTAACTATGGGCCAGGCGGTAGCGTTAAAGGAAGTACGTTCAGCGCATACCCACCCCGACGTTTTTATCTCTGAGCCTAAAGGTATTTATCATGGCTTGTACATAGAGCTAAAGAAGGAATCCCCCTTAAAGAAAGACGGTACTCTTAAAATGCAAACTGAGGTTAAGCGTAGAGGGCCGTTAATCATTAAGGTAAATCACTTGGAGGAGCAGTTCAAGACTATTGAGCTTTTACGCTCTAAGGGATATTGCGCTTTCTTTTCTTCTTCCCTAGATAATGCTATGGAGATTGCGGATAGGTATATGGCGCTTAAATGTGAAGAAAAGTTAAATGGTAAATATCTTTTGGATATTACGTAAATTGTACTTTCCTTTGCATTAAATACGACAAAAGATGAATATTTTAGTTTTAATTGCTGCTATCGTTATGGTAGAAAGCGGGGGTAACCCTTCGGCGCGAAATGGCGATGCGGCAGGGTGCTTACAAATCCGCCCTACAATGGTGCAACACTTCAATAGTATTGGCATAGAGTTTACCTTAGAGGATAGATTCGATTGCGACAAGTCTAAGGAAGCCTTTGCTGAGTGGGTGAGAATCTCTGGGTATAAAAACTTTGAGGTTATTGCTCGGAAATGGAACGGCGGGCCGAAGGGACACCTTAAAGAATCAACACTTAAATACTGGGAAAAAGTAAAACAACAAATACCATGATTCACGCAAATCACCTTTACGAATTAGCAACCAAAAAGCCAACCGCCAAGCCAACAATTTCAATGGCTGAAATCGAAGCCGCCTGCATTGAAATGGCCAAGCTGGGCGAATTGTACTGCTACATAGACAGCCCAATTGCCGATAAAGATGTTGAAATACTTGAAGAGAAAGGCTTTGAGGTGGAAATTCTGGACAAAGCAACCTGCCGCATTGTTTGGGCAAAACGTACTAACCTTTAACCATTAATACATAACACCATGAAAACAATCGCAGAATGGTTCTTAGAACTACCCGAAGGAGTGAAGCAAAAGGCACTCTCCAACCTTAACCAAGAGGTCAAAGACCTCAAAGTAACCTCCCTACGTACAGCGCTTGCAAGAGGCTTTTCGTGGAAAGATGCCCCCGAAGGTTTGCTATATTGGGAATCTGTCGGCGTAAACTCCGGCGCACCCCTACCCACAACCTTTGAACCGCTAGCTTCTAGCATTTGCCAGTGGGCGCAAGAGCGGGACATAAACAATCCTGCAAAGCAACTACTAAAGGTTTTCGAGGAAGCGGGAGAGCTTAGCGCTGCCTACCTTAAAGGCAAGACCGCCGAAGAAAAAGACGCTGTGGGTGACGTTCTTGTAACCCTAATTATCTACTGTAACATTCGGGGCCTAAACATCAACGAATGCCTAAGCCTAGCGTGGAACGAAATCAAGAACCGCAAAGGAGTAAACGTAAACGGAACATTTATCAAAGATGAAGCAGACGACACTACACCTAATTGAAACGATTGAGGACATTCTAAGTGAATTGCGCCTACACATCGAAACCGCCGAAAATGGTAATAAGAGTAGCCAAAAGATAATGAGCAAAGCCTCCTTCCGATTGGTACGCAACGCCACCGGCATCAAGAATATGATTAAAGAATTAAAGCCCTACGGCAAGAAAAGTTAACTTTTAATACGTTTAATTATGAGCAGATTCAAGCCTCGTAACACAAACCAGCACCCTTGCACTCTTTGGTTAGAGTGGGGTGGCGCTGATGGTAACTTCTACTACTACGACAAAGAGTCGAAGTCGAGAGTACCCTTTGACCTCAAACGATTTATCGTTTTGGATTCTCTGAGTACGATTGTCGGCTATGACGAAAGCAGAAACATGGGAGTGTACTCCAACGAAGTACGCGACACTACCAAACAACAATTCATCATCCGTAACAAGGAAGGTGTAGTTGAAAAGGGATTGTACGCAGAGATTAAAGACAAGCTACCTAAAGGCATCAAATACGCTGCCTCAGTGTATCTCGCTGTTGAGCATAATGGTGAGGTTAAGTTAGCGAATGTTAAGCTCTCTGGCGCTGCCCTAAGCTCTTGGGTGGACTTTAAGAAAGCCGCTCGTATCTATGATGGTGCGATTGAGATTTCTGAGATTGCTTCTGGTAAGAAGGGTGCAGTAACCTACAAGTTCCCTAAGTTTTCGCTTGTGGCTACTTCCCCTAGCGAAGAGGATAGCGCAAAGGGTGTGTGGCAGTTGTTAGATGATTACTTGGAATCCTACTTTGGAGGTAGTGCTTCGGCGCCGACAAACGCTCCGGAAACAACGCCAGGTGAAGAAGAAATCCTTGCCGATGAACCCGAAGAAGAGTTCCCATTCTAAACCTAAATCCGCCCCGGTGTAACAGCCGGGGCTTTTATACCTATGGAATTACTTATCTACGCAAAGGACGGAAAGATTAAAGCGATTAGCTTTGATGAGGCTTGGGGAGATAGCGAGAAGCTCTTGGCCGAAGGGTGGGAGCATACCCACACCATTAACCCCGCAACCTTCCTCCAATTCATTCACAACGAATGTAAAAACGATGATGCGCTATTCTACATTCAATCACTTGGATTTAAAGATTTTTGACATGAAGCCACTAATCGAAATCATAAACACTGACAACGAACCGAATATTATTGAGCAAATTATGACACATCAAGATTACATCAAAACAGAAAAATGGTTTGCATGGCATCCAGTAAAAACCGACAACAAAGGCTGGGTATGGCTTAATTTCGTAAACAGAACCATTGATGAAAGACCTTTGGTTTACTTAGGACTACACGCTGAATATTCTTATACCAACAAACCCATGCAACAACAAATTAACTACTGCGACATCAAGGCCCTTGGCTTTACCGCCGAAGACGGCCACGACCAAGTGTTTGAAAATGTACACGGCTACCCGTACACAATCTTCACCAAGATGCTTACGCCAACGCTGATGCTTGACTGGCGGCAAACAACACGGCTTTGCGAATTGCTGGTGATTCGCCACGAAGATGGGCATATATTTGAACGCATCCCGATTGTGGATTTGGCGCATTTGCAAGCGATTGTTGATGCGTTTGCCCAGCGTTAAGGATTTAACAAAGGCGCAACGATGGTTTTGGCCAACACGAAAACAAATAACCGCTACGTGCTGGGCGGTTTGTCAGCACAAAATTTAATTTGAAAACGATGTTTAAAGAGTACAGAAAAACAGCCACAGTAAAGGCCAAACTATTTGAAAAAGGTGATGAAGATGGTTTTGTTCACCGTGATGGTGTGCTTGGTGCTATGGAAGATGCTAAATACGGAACACAACCTAATTTAGTGCCATACATAAGCACATTAGAAAACCAATTTCATAAAGGTGAATTTGGTCAGCATTATGTTTGTGTTGGTGTAAAAGGCGAACGCTGGCTTGTTGAAAAGTCAATATTTGAAGCTACTTACGAAGCAGTCAATTAGCCTTGCGAATAAGTAACGCACCCACACCAATCAATCCACACCTTTACGAAACCAACAAAACAATTAATAAAATGGAAGAAGAAGTACTGAAAGAGTTAATCAAAGAAATGGAGCTTAGGGCAGCATCATTTGAGTATAACCGTGACTTGAATAAAGAAGTTGATGCACAGCATGGTTATTGGGACGGCAAACGTTCAGAAGCGCAATTTATGGTCGAAAAATTAACATATATTTTGGATAATGGTGGGCTTTAGGGAGTCAACCCACACCTTTACAAAATAACTAAAAAGTAAACCAATAAAACAATTAAATATGGAAGTTTATTTAGGACAAAAAGCAAGACACAAAGACTTATGCGGAGGTAAGGAAACCTTTGAAGTCGTTGGTATCAAAAAGAATGAAGTATTGCTTGAAGGTGATTTTTCGGGCGGAACTCATAATGTAAAACAAGAAAGTTGGATACCCAAAAAAGGTTTGATTATACAAAATCGTTGGGGTGCTTGGATTGATGAAGAAACAGTTAGTGATTTTACGAAAAATGCTGGGCCGAGAGCGATGTTAGTGGCTGGCTTTCCTGGAACTGGTAAAACATCTTATTGCTACAGAGATGCTGATTATATGCCACAAGGATTTGCAACCGATAGCGATAGTAGTAAATTTGATAAGGCTAATTTTCCACAAAACTATATTGAGCATATCAAAGAAAAAATATCAGAAGGTTATGCAAGAATTTTTATTTCAAGCCATAAAGAGGTTAGAGATGCTTTAGTAGAAAATGGATTAGAATTTACGTTAGTTTATCCAAAAAAGGAATTGAAAGAAGAATATTTGAAACGATATAAAGAAAGAGGTTCTACTGATGCTTTTATAAATCTTATTTCAAATAATTGGGATTTATGGCTTGATGAATTGAAAAATCAAAAAGGTTGTAAACATATAGAATTAGAAAGTGGTCAGTTTGTCGCTAACGTTTGTTAAGCTTGCCACTAACTAATGTATAGGCGAAACAGTCAAGCCACACCTTTACAAAATGACTGAAAAGTAAACAAACAACTTTACCTTTTTTAGAACCCGAATCAGCCCCTACCTTGGGGCTTTTTATTATCTTTACGCCATGAACAGAAGACAACGCAAAACTCAAATCAAAAAGGAAGCTCTAGATACGGAGATTCTGGACGCATTTATGCGGAGGATAAACAACATCACCTTTGAAGTTAAGGAAGGGGAAACGGAAATCGAAGCCGCCCGGAAAGCGGTATTCCTACAATGCCACGCATTCCTAAATCGCTGGAACACGCAATACCTAAAAGGTAAGCGTGCAAACCTCCTCGCCCCCACATTCCCAGAGCAAATGTTAACCATATTCGGACTGCATGAAGAAGATACAAATAAAGACGCTGAAATTCATCCTGAGGTACCTGATACCGATGGAGGACTACCACCTAGCAAACCTGCTCGTAAACGGCGTGGAGCCGCTAAGAAAAAGGATTAAAACCCCTCACGATTTATTCTCCCTCGTTGATGAGATACCTCTCACAATGATACAGAATAAGCAAGACCTTATTAACGTAAAGAAAAACGAAAAGGGATTGATAGTGTGGTTCGACAATCAAATATCGTGGACGGTTTCTACCCACCTATCTACGAAGGGGAATAATACATTCGGCGCACCCAAACCAACCAAATAGATTGGCCGGTGTATCTTCACCTTTGAAGATACATTGTAATTACGCAACCCCTTCATCATTAACAATAAAGGTAACCCCTTTAATATCACACACCCAAAATCTACAAAGTAAAAGTCGGGAGAGTGTAGCACGTCAAACCGATACAAATTCGTGAAACTATCTTTCCGGTAACAGAATATATCCCTGGAGGTTAACTCCTCATAATAATAGTTCGATAAGTTTTCATCAGCGCAAACAATGGCGCATTTAGTGAGCTTCATCCTTGAAGTCCTTAATTATCCCTACGGCCTTCTTCGCCTTGCGGATAAACTCAAATATCCTATCTGTAATGCCTTTTCCCTTCACCCACTTGACTTTCTCGTCAATGGATGAATACTCTATCCAAATTAAAAATAAAGCCGTTAGAAGCGTTGAAAGGTGGTCTTTTGGGAAGTACATCATAACCACATCGTTTAACACCCAACTATCCAAAAGGAATATAAAGGTCAAACCCCCACCATAACTAATCATCTTTGAAACGAATCCTTCTCTAGTTTTCTTGCTTGTTACCTGTGCGCCCTGCTGCTTCGCGTACCATCTCCCTACGAAGGTATCAGCAACCACAGCGAAAAACACCAAAATTAAAAGCGGTGCGAGTGGCATGAAGAATGATATTACCACCGAAATATATGACAACAACGTTGCCTTAAAAGTTACTTTATCCATCGTTTCCCAATTACGTATAGCATACTTGCTAACAACAAAAATAAGAAGAATTTACCAATCAAAATGAAGGCTTTCTCCCACCATGTTAATCCCTTTACTATGGTGCGTATCGTGTGGCGGTGGCGGTCTTGTAAGGTGGCCAGAAAATCCTTCGGCGCCGAAACACAATCCACCCACATTCTACCCTTCTCACGTATCACCCGAACCTTCCCCTTCTGAGTAATAAACACCGTATCCATATCCTGACACGTATCTATAAACGTAAAGGATATAGTGTCCGGAGGAATGATTATAGTCGTATCGCGATACACAATAGAATCTAAAACTACAACAGTTTCTTTTGGAGGAAACTTTTCATTACAACGCTTCTGCGTTACACATGATGATAGTAAAAAGATAAGAAGCAAATACCTCATAACCTCACGTATGTAGTTCCGGGAATAAAATCCTTCGCGTTGTGGCGAGCAAGCAACTCCCGCGTAGATAAACCAAACGTCTTTTCAAGGTGTGGCCGGTCAATAAACTTCCAATCACCACCCCACGCCCAACCATAAGACTTGAATATCTCTACCACCTCCATCCAATCGCTTTTCTTATCCTTGTCGAAGTCTTGCCTAAAATCCCAAGAAGCAACCTTACCATCAATAATCAAGACAATATCAACCGCTAAACCGTAATTGTGGTACGACTGCCCACCCTTAGCGTTAGTAACAACACCAAGGCGCTTTCCTTTTGAATCAAATAGTTTAGTCCTTCCATTGGTGTAAAGGTCATCTTGCTCCTTAAAAGTGCGTAAGGTGTACGCAAAACGACAAATAGCGCGGCCAGTCAAAACCTTGCATACCTTATCGTAAATCTCACTAACCTCAGCACGTAACTGAGGGTGTAATAACTCAATGCGGTCTAGTGTTACTTTGTCCATGATTTATAGATTAATTGGTTTTGTGGTAGCGGTTGATGCCGTGGCCGTTACTGCGCTGGCTGTCGTGTGCAGAACAATATGGTTAATTGGCCGCATCTTCAAATGGGTTTACTGGTGTAGGCGCAACCCAAGGTATCAACGGCAAGTCCTTTACCCAAGCAAATTCTTCGTTCACCGTTTGGTCGATTTCTTCAATCGAAATCACCCAGTTGGGCGGCTCGTTGCCATCTTGAATTGGGTTGTAGTAGCTATCAGGGGCGAATAGATGCCCTACTAAACTATCCTTTTGCATTTCGGTTAAGCGGCCAACAAACTCGG